ATGACTGCACAACTTATCGACGGCAAATCAATCGCCGCCAGCCTGCGCCAGCAGATCGCCAAACGCGTCACCGAGCGTAGCCAGCAAGGCCTGCGCACGCCTGGCCTCGCGGTGATCCTGGTCGGCAGCGATCCTGCGTCTCAGGTTTATGTCTCGCACAAGCGTAAGGACTGTGAAGAGGTCGGCTTTATTTCCAAGGCCTACGACCTGCCTTCCGAGACCACCCAGCAGGCCCTTACCGATCTGATCGACGGCCTCAACGATGACCCGAACATCGACGGCATCCTGGTGCAACTGCCATTGCCCGCGCATCTGGACGCCTCCCAGTTGCTCGAACGCATCCGCCCGGACAAAGACGTCGACGGCTTCCACCCGTATAACGTCGGCCGCCTGGCCCAGCGCATCCCGCTGCTGCGCCCATGCACGCCCAAAGGCATCATGACCCTGCTGGAAAGCACCGGCGTCAACCTTTACGGCCTCGACGCCGTGATCGTCGGCGCCTCCAATATCGTCGGGCGCCCGATGGCCATGGAACTGCTGCTCGCCGGCTGCACCGTGACCGTGACCCACCGCTTCACCAAGGACCTCGCCGGTCACGTCGGCCGCGCCGACCTGGTGGTAGTGGCTGCCGGCAAGCCGGGCCTGGTCAAAGGTGAGTGGATCAAGGAAGGCGCGATCGTCATCGACGTCGGCATCAACCGTCAGGCAGACGGCAAGCTGGTCGGCGACGTGGTGTACGAAACCGCCCTGCCCCGTGCCGGCTGGATCACCCCGGTACCGGGTGGCGTTGGCCCGATGACCCGTGCGTGCCTGCTGGAAAACACGCTGTATGCAGCGGAAACCCTGCACGGCTGATCGACAGCCGCGCTGAAAAGAGCCCTGCCTTGTCGCAGGGCTTTTGGTTTCTGATGAACCTCACGCTCTGCTATCGTGCATCCGCGGCTGACATCTTCGGCACCCGCCAGATGCCGCAGGAACCCCAGGAGTGCTTAGCCATGCGCAACCTACATGCCGCCCCTCTGCTGATCCTCATCGCGGTATTGATCCCCGCTTGCACCACCCAACTGACTGAAGCGGGCAAACAGGTCAACCTCGTCACGGCCTCATCCGCCCACGCTTGCCACGTCGTCAAAGCCTTCACGGTGCAGGGCTCATCCAACGGCGACGCTCTGAACACCGCATTCAATAAAGCCGCCGAGGCTGGCGCTGACAGCCTGAGCATCGTCAATGTGGGGGACGCTGGCAAAATGCAGGTAGCCGCCTTGAACTGCCGACGCTGACGGGTTTGCCCAATAGAACACGCACCCGAACATCCGGCTCGTTCACCCAGGCGCAGCACCCGGTTTCGCGTTTCTTCGACATCCTTTTCACCCGCCATCGACAGGATCGGGCGCAACTTACCTCTACTCCTTTGAAAATCCCCATTAGACCCGCCCTCATAGCGGGCCTTTTTTTGCCCGCGATGGGCTACAAGCCTAACCAATCATCGTCTTACAGCCTTTATTTAAAGGCTCTCTATCGTTTTCTGATCCATACTCCTAATATTAATTTTGGGTATTACTCGGTTTTCCAAAGTAGCCAAACCCAGCAAATACGGGCCTTTGCCTACTTTGGGATACCCGCTATTCGATAGCGAAACACGGTCAGTGGTACAAAAATTGGTACGAGATCCATCCCCTCCCCCGGCGTCCTGCCGACCAGTTTCCCAAACCAAATAATTTGCCTGCTACCCTGTTCACTCCACGGAGGAACATCAATGCCGAACTCAGACCTGCTCCCATCCCTGCTCGAAAAACTCTACGAAAACCAGTTGGCCCTAGAGGCTTCCATTATGGAACTCTCAAATTGGGTAGAGCAGCGCGGTTCTACGGACGTAGCCGAAAATGTCCGCGGTGCGCTGGAAACCATCAGTACCAATGAAAAATTTATCAAATTGACTCTTGCGGTCCTCATGGCGCCGGACTAACAGTCGAAAATAGTGCTGCTCGTCGCCTCAAATCGCGTCACGCTAAAACCTCGATTACTGTATACACATACAGTAATCGGAAATCCAACCATGCCCATCGATGAAGAAACCTGCGGGTGGCTTGGCCTCCCCTCGCCCCTGGAAATGTACCGCCAGCACTGCAGACTTTTGGAAAACGAGATCCAGGAGCTGAACCTCCAACTGCGTAAAGCGCGGGCTGACGTTTTCGGCATCAGCCAAATGCTGCTGGAGACCCAGGCGAAGAACACAGAGTTTGCCGGGTACCTCCGTCAACGAGGAGGCGAAGCGGCGGAAATGCGCAAGCAGATCGACATCCTGACTACTGCACTCAGTTCAAGTCAGCGTGACACCGAAGCCCTGAAGCGAATCGTCAATGAAATGAGACCTCGACCAACCACGATTGTCTAAAGTGAAACGGAAAGGGGGCCTGGCCATGTGCGGAAGACTGTCGCAGTACAGGGGCATCCACGACTTTGTTGCGGCGCTGAGCATGCCCAATGCCCAGGCGAACTCCGTCGGTGAATTGCCGCTCGAGCGCTACAACGTCGCCCCGACAACCCAGGTCGCCCCGCTACACATGCAGGGCGATCTGCTGCACGCAGACCTGGTGCGCTGGGGATGGCGGCCGCACTGGGCCAAGGATCGCGCTGCACCGATCAATGCCCGCGTCGAGAAGGTGGCCCACGGCCCCTTCTTCCGTGCGATCTGGCCGCACCGAGCAATCACACCTATCGACAATTGGTTCGAGTGGGTGGATGAAGGCGGGCCGAAAAAACAGCCTTACCTGATCCGTCGGCGGGATGGCGCGCCGATATTCTGCGCGGCCATCGGTCAGTTGCCTGACGCCGATAAAGGCCCTGATGAGCATGACGGCTTCGTGATCATCACCGCCGACAGCGCCGGCGGAATGGTGGACATTCACGACCGGCGCCCCGTGGTGCTTCCGTCTGACCTCGCCCGGGAATGGTTAGACCCGGCTACGCCCAAGGAGCGCGCCGAGCAGATGGTGTTGCACTAGGGGGAGCCGGCCGAGGCCTTCGAATGGTTCAAGATCGACACGGCGGTCGGCAACGTGCGAAATAAAGGATCTGACCTGATCGAACCATTACGTTAGATTCGTCCCTGCTAATGCAGCAGTATGGGCTGGAGAGGCTTGCACGCCTTTTAGATCGTGGCCTGCAACGATTCACTGTCTAAAACTCTACCGTCATTTAGCTCGCATTTTGGCCAATAAATGCACGGTAGGATTGGGAAGTTTCAGACAGAAAAAGCGCTCCGCCGACAGCAGTGCGTCTGCATGTATTTCATCAGCCATTGCTGACCCATTTGTACAAGCGCTTTGCGATAGATAGAAAATCCCAGGCCATTGCAGAACCCACAGCGACGCCAGCAAGACCAATCTTGAAAGCAGTCTGTTGCCAAATATCTGCGCTGTCGAAAATCAAATAGGCGAGTCTATAAAAGCCGATATCATAGTAAGTTCTGTAAGTTACAAAGAAGGCGATCAGACAGAGCATCGAAGACAAACAAAAAACGACGAACCCAAATCTTTTCACCGGACTTTCAAATTTCTTCAAGCTCATGCTCGCGGTACCCGTACCTGGAAATCGTGCATTCAACCAATGACGACCTAAAAAAAGCAAGCTGCCGTGCAGCCCGGGCCATTCTCCGGCGTCCTGCCGACCGAACACAAATCCCTATTTTGAAACACTCCTGACATAAGCCTGGCACGCACGCAGCGCGATCAGTCCTTGGTCCCCGTCACCGGTGATGGCGAGAATTCGTTGAGCATGCGTTGGGTCAAGTTGGGCTCGCGCGGCTCCATGAACCACGCCGACGGCGCAGGGGGCGGCAGGCACGTTGCAGCCACTGGCTGAATCCGCGGCGTCGAGAAGGACTGACAGCCGGACATCAGAAGTGGCAAGACGATCGCGCAGAACAGCCTGATTGCGTTGGGCATCGGATAATTCCCTGGTGTGTTGTTGGTCCTGCCCAGCGAGCTGCTGCTCCAGGGCCAGGCGCCTGTCGGTCTCGTCGCGCGCCTGTTTGGCTGCTGCAGCACTGACCAAGCCGAGATCCGTCTGGAATTGGCCGGCCTGATCCGCCAACCTTCCGCCGTAGCGCCAGTCTTGCACCTGCCAGGTGCCCGCGGCGCTGACGACCATCGCCAGCAGGATCGCGCCCAGAATCTGCCCGGGCGTCATGCCAGCACCTTTTTCGCCTTGTCCCACAACTGCAGGCGATCTTCCAGGCCGTTGATCCCACCGTTGATGCGGCGGGTGATCTTCACAAAGTCGCCCAGGTCCGCCAGCGTGTTCAGGCCTTTCGTAGACCAGAACCAAGCCGCCGACATCGCGGCGTGCTGCGGCAGCTCGAGCAGCTCTGGATTACTGAGCAGGTCCAGGTCGAGGGCTTCCCCGCACGCGGCGTAGTTGGCCCGGCCGGTGATCTGGATCAGGCCCCGGCCACGGTACTTGGAGCCGTCACCCTTCACGGTGTTACCCAGGTCGGCGCGCCCTTCATAGCCGTCCTGCTGCGCCGTCGGCCCCCAAATCTCTCGCACCAAACGCAACTGGCCAGACTCGTGCCCGACCTGGGCGATGAATGCGGCGGCGCGCGGTGTGCCGACGATGCCGTAACGGTTCATGGCCGTGTTCAGGGCAGGAACAAAAACGCCGGCTTGGCGGCCGGCGTTCGAGAGGATCTGCAGCAACTGCTGCTCGGTAATCGGCATGGCTTTTCTCCAGGCGAAAAAAAACCGCTCAGCGGCGGCATGATCAAGATCTATGATTACTCAGGTAGGTCTGGCCAAGTTGGTGTGTCAGGCCACCCCGCCAAAGTGGGCACACGCCCCAATACAACGCAGTACCGACGCCACGCTGCAAGCTGTTGCTCTCGTACAGGCAACTCGGCGATTTCTTCCTTTGTCGCAGCATCTTCGCTATCAGTGATTGCAAATTTAAGCGTATCTATACGCCCAGACAGGGACAGCACCTGAGCATTTGCCTCATCAACCTTTCGGCCAAGCAGCGCTTGAGCGCGCCCTAAAATCAATTCTGGAGAAGGACCGGGACGATCAACAAGCGTCGGACGACCATCTTCCCCGACGCCTATAGCTTTGCCGGCGGATTGACCTTCCAACAAAGACAATCTTTCGTTAGGTGTAATTTCTACCGCATCACCTGGGATTTTTTTACTCTGGCCATCTTCATGGAATCCAGCTGTACTTTCACTATAGAAAATCATACTTTCAACGTCCAATACATAAGAAATCAACGCCCCTTACTGGGGGGCTGCCCGTATCTGCATAGCCAATGGAAACTACAGATAAACTCTTTTTGAATGCAGCTGCACTTGCTGCGTTAGCTCCAGTGATTGCTGTGCCCGACTGCACTGTTGCATATGCGCCAAAAAAGCTATTCGGGAATGAAATGGGCAATGTTATATCGACAATTTGGTCATCACTAACATTCACCGTACCCCACTGGATAATAAATCCGCCAAGCCAAACGGGAAACGTCAAGTAACCGTTTGCAGCAAACAACGCCGCAAATCCGAACCCCATTTTTTTAGGGGTAATCGCCGTGGTGTCATCTGCCCGAGCATTCGTTAAAGCTTGAGACGCAATAGCTATAAATCCTGCCGCTGCTTCCGTTGCAGCACCGAGAGCTCTTTGCAGGCGGTAGATCGCACCATCAGATGTTCGTCGCATGTAGGGAAGTGCAGGATCATTAGACACGAACCCGATATCCGTGATGGCATCTGCGTTTGGCTTTGACGCCAACCCAGTATCAATCTGGCTCTTCGTATAAGCATCTAAAATCCCATAGCCGCCCAGAGTTGTAGCACTATTTGCCTTTGAAGATAAAGACGTGTCAACCTGCGACTTCGTGTAAGCGTCGGAAACCCCATAACCCGACAGAGTTGTGGCGGAAATTGCAAGCCGTATGATTGTCGCGTCGGTATGCAGAATATATGGAGCGGTCTTTGACCCCGACACGAACCCTGCAACAGTCGCAGCATCCCCCAAAAGATATCCAGACAGTTTTTGTGCAAGTTTCTTGGAGGTCACTGCCTTAGTGTCATCAACCTCAGCAGTTACCTCTGGCTGGCTCGCTATACTGATCAGCCCCGTTACTGACTCGCTAGCCACACCTACCGCAGGCTGAAGGCGATAGATAGTATTGTCGGTTTTTCTGCGCATATATGGTTTTGTCGGATCATCAGAAACAAAACCCACGGCAGTTATGAAGTCCCCAGATACTTTTGAATCTATACCCGAAGAAATAATATTTGATATAGCCAACGACAACTGATTGTACTTTGATTTATCGGGAGTAACTCCGCCTGCAGTGAGGACGTTGAGATTCTCCATCATCAACATGTTCATAAATTCAGCAGGTAGTATCGTAGCCGGGGTCCCGGTTGCTGGGTTGCCGTCTGTAAAATACCCTTTGCTACCAGCAGCAGTGCTTGCCGGAATGGCCTGCGCCGCCGTTGAGTTGTCGATCTGATACATTTATGACCTCACGAATAATGAAATTGAAGAACGGTGTGTGATGGCTTCACCTCAGTGAGCTCGCACTCCAGCACCGCATTTCCCCAGGACGAGAGCGACTCTCCTACTGCGGCCTGACCTACCCGGAAGTAATTGACGGTGCTGACCTTGGTATGGATAGCCCAGGTAAAGAACCAGTCAGGCCCGCCGAGTTGCTGGCCGCAGGTGCTTTGCCCGCAGCGGAATGGTGCGAACTGCTTCACCGTGATCGTGTAGCCGAGGCCCAGGGCATAAGCCGTGAAAAACTGGATGGACTGGCCACCAGAATTTGAGAGACGGGCCACAACCTGCTGTCGGCGTCCTTGAAACGTCGGTGATGGACCAGAGCAAGGATCGGGCAGGCCAAGAGTTGCCTCCCACTCGTCAAGAAAATTCACCGTCGACGCCGGAAACATGTCCTCGAGCAGGTTGAGCGCCGAGTCGCTGATCCTCTGGAACGTCGGCGCATAACAGGACATGGCCTGGGCCTGAATACTGCTCAACTCTTTCGGCCACACCCTCCCGCGGGGCAATAGCCCCAGCAGCGCAGACGTGAAGTCTCCGCTGGTAAATGATGGTTTCGACATGGTTATTGAGCCCAGGTGATGGTGCCTAAGGTGGGCATCTGTCCAAGTTTGTTCGGGATGTTGGCCACCGGCGACGTGATGACGAACCCTTTCGTTGCGGCGATCGCCGAGACTGCCGAGTCGATATCGGAGACGCCCACGAAGGTGCCATTTGCAAGGGGGGCTCCTTGCTCAAGCAGTACCCCCGAGATCGCAGCTGCTACCGCCGCTCGCGTAGCCAAGGTTGATCCGGTAAGGCCGGTGATCGTGAAGGGGACCGGCGCAGCAACAGGGGCACAGACGTAGACCATTGCCGTCACAGGCTGCAGAGGGTAGATCGTGTTTGCGATGATCAGTTGATCGCCGGCGGCGAGGTTTCCCGAGGTGACACGGTTGTCACTCGACGAGATACCATTCGTACCTTGAGGAAAGCCACCTTGAGCCGAGTTCGCGTCGTCAAGCATCGCGTAGACCACCACCGTTCCGGCGCCAAACCCATTAGGTGCTACCCATGCCCGAGTGACGCCAGGTACTTGTTTTGCCCACATTGGATAGTCGGTGTTCGACCCACCGCTGGGCACGCTCTGATAGGCCTCCAGCATTCGCCCATAGAGCGATTCTTCCGACTCCTGATCGGCGCCGCCGGTAATCGCTGCCGTTACAGCCCCCGTAGACTGGACGCCATCAATCGAGACGCCGAGCGTCATAAGGCTCCCCGCGGGGGTATTGCCTGCCTCCCCCGCCAAATCTGCCTTGACCTGCAGAACTAGCGTTCCGTCAGCCGCTACCTGGGCGGTTGCGAGCGAAGGAAAAGTCGCGGAGTCGCCCCGTACAATTTGGGTGCCCGCATCGACAGTCACGCCTGGGGTTCCTCGGAACGAAACGCCGCCCACAGCCTTGGTTGCCGTCTTGCGATACACCTTTTTCAGCGCGGCCCAGGCCTCTAGATACTCACCAGAGGCGGTATAGGGCACGCCCTGTTTGGCGATCCAGTCAAGGTATCCATAGTTCAGGTGGGCCAGGCCGGCGACGGCTTTCCCGGTAATCTGCAGGTTGGAAAAGCGCAGGAGCCCGTCAGCGGTCGGCAATCCAGAGGTAATATCTGCTGCGACGTGCGCGCGCAGGTCCGAGAGCGTTGGTCTCGTAAATGGCATGAGGGTCTTTGCTCCAGAAAAAGGAAGCACGCTCAAGGCGGGCTGTTTCGGCTATCAGGTCTGGTTCCAAACCCAGTTGTAATGAAGCGGGATGACCGTCCCGTCACGGCGGGTCACGGTGACAATGGAGTTGAGCCGGCTCACGCCAGCTATGGAGGTCGCCACCTTCACACTGAGCGCGACCTGATCATCGATGAGCCACTGCAACGCTTCCGTCATGTAAATCTTGGCAGTGTTGGCAACTGCCTGTGTAAGTCTGGATCGGTCCAACAGCCATAGGCGGGAGCCGATGGGAACGTCTTCGTCAGCATCGCCCCACCAGCCGCGCCGGTCATCGCCGCCGTCCGGAGGGATGTCCGCATCATCCGCAATTCGGTCGGTGAATAGGCTGATCAATACTGCGCTGGCCAGGTCGTTACCGCTCGCCAAAGCGCCACCGGTGATTGACCAATCCCCTGTGCCGGTCTCTACGATCCAGGTAGTGGTGATATCGCTCATTGTTGAGGGCTCGGCGTAACGGTGCCGCTCCCGTTGGTGTGCTGATTGAACAGCAACCGGTCGGCGGCCATGGTGCGGACCTTGTCCTTGACGTTGCCGCCGGCTTCGATATCTCCAGTAACACGCAGAACCGGCGTGTTCATTTGGATCGCCTGGGCGGCGTTGATCGTGACAGTGGTGGCATTGTTGACGGTGACCTGTGTCCCCTTCGCATCGACGACAATCCCCCCGGATCGGGTCAGGTAAATCGACTTACCCCAAAGGTCATAAACCATCGCTTCACCCTCTTGCAGATTGGCGGGCCGGCTGGACTGGTGCGCAGTGGCAACGACCACACCCTTGGATCGGTCGCCACCCAGGAACACCACCAGGACATCGGAACCGCGTGGCGGCCGAGAGGTGAAACCAAATTCAGCAATGCGCGGCGTACCGTCCCGGGTTTCGGAATCGTTGAGCTTCACCTGCAGCAGTTGTGCGGTCTTGCTGTCATCGCTGAATGTCACCCGGCCCCAACCGGTTGCGAGCTGAATCCGGCGCATCATGCGCTGTAGAACGCCCCCGGAATCACCGGATTGATTCGTGGCCGAGGTCATCAGAAACCACCTTGCAAAAGCTCGCCATACAGCGGCGTGAGGTTGATGGGTTGTGGCAGGAACGCTTCGGGCGCCATGAGCGTGATTTCTGCCGTCGTTCCGGAGAAGCTGTTCTTCAGGAAAGTCACCTCGCTGATCAGCATGCTCTCGGCCGAGAACTTCAATTTCGGCAGGTGAACCGGCACCAGGGTATTTGGCTCCCATAAGGCGCCGGCCGAGTCTCGCCAGCTATCAACGGTCAAACGGACTACCCGGGAGCGCCCAAATCGCCTGGCCGCTTCCCACTCGGCGCGCTTGATGGCTACATCATTACCCAGGCCGCCACCCTCGGAGATGATCACCAGCACCCTATGCCGCTTGCAGTTGAGATCCCTCACCGTGTGGATCTGGTTCCCGCCCTGTCCAAGGTCGGTAAACGTGTCGACCGACTGGATATAGGCGTTGTAGTCCGAGTAGATCTGGTCGGTTGAAAAGTCGATGTAAGCCCTCTCAACGTTGGCGCCACCGACAAAGCCACTGGCAGCACGACGCGTCCCCGCCCGACTGAGGAAAAGACTCCCGTCAGGCAGGTCGTAGGCCAACACAGCAGAGAAGCGCGCCATCCGGTCGATGATGTCAAAGGCAGATTCACCCAACATCAGGTTTGCCTGGGGCAGTACCGGCAGGTCACTCACATCCGTTGCAACCGGAATGCCTTCGGCCACGCCGTTGATGGATGGCCCGTAAACTGCCGCAAGGCGCTGGGCGATCCCCAGCACGGTCTGATTGCTCAGTTGCCCACCAGGCCATTCTGCCGCGCAGTCAATCAGGTCGGAGCACTTGGAGCGTCCGCTGACGTGTACCGAGTGATCACCCGAGCTCATGCTCGGGATGTAGTGGTCCACATAATCGGTCACCACTGGGTCTTGGCCAAGTCGAACCTGGCACGCAGCGCCTGGTGGGAGTTCAAGCCGGTCAAATTCCCCCGGGTAAAGCTCGGTCATGCCAATACTGAAGTCGCCGGGCAGGCGCTCGATACCCCGCGTCACTCGAACATCCGTCCAGCCGGCGATATCAAAGCCGCCCGACGTGATGGTCAGGTCGTCATCTTGCATGGGAGGCCTCAATAAATACGAACAGGGAAAACGCCCTAGCGGGCCAGGGCTTTTACGGTCGTCGGCATAAACGCTGGGTGAACGGGGTTAGCCTGCTGAATCAGCTCATCAGTGCGCCCGGTATCCCGATACAGCCGGTTGGCCATGGCCAGGGCTGACATCGGAGCGCGAAAGGTGAACGTCTCCAGGGTCGGAAGCGTGGCGCCGGTGGTGGTCAGAGCGTTTACCACTGCCTGGCGCAGAGCAACCAAGGCGCTATAGCTCTCGTCGTCTCCGCCGTCACCCGCCACCAACAGCTCCCCGTCAATAAAACCGGTGACCGTCTCCATGGTGGTCATGGCTCCGTCGTAGGAGGTGGGCACGTAGGCGGCCACAACCTTGCCGATTGAGGCCATGGCCGCGCGCCTCAGTAGTGCGCTGGCGGCATCTTGGGCAACCTCAAGAGCGGCACCAACGACGCCGCTTCCGGTAACCGGTGTCGGTTTAAAGCGGGCCAGCGACCCAAGCAGCTCAATTGCGTTGCCGGGATCTGCAATGCTGGCCACCAGCGCATCCATCACGCCCTTCACAGCGTCCGTGAATTGCTGGCCGCTGCTTGCGTCCAGATTCGCCGCGGCGACCACAAGCGCATCCATCGCCGCATCCACCGCCGCACGGTTGGTCGTGTTCTTGGCGATCAAGTCGGCCATGGTCGCAGTACTGTCCTTGGCTTTTTTGCTGACCGTGAGCGCGCTGCTGACGTTGCCGTTGGCATAGCGCCCAAAGTTGCCGGTCATCAGGCTGGCCAAGCTGGTGATGCTCCGCACGTCGCGGGTGATACGGCCCACCAGCACCTGGAAGTCGGCGATCACGCCCACCACCATGCTGACAATGGCCCTGCCGAACTTGATGACGCCCTCCACCGCATTGATCACGGCCGTGACGCCGCCAATCACCTTGCGTACAAAGTCCAGCGCCGACGAAAGCCCCAGGGCAGCGGCGAGCTTGTCCAGCAATGAACCAGTCGAGGTGGTGATTGAGGGAAAGACCCGATCACCCGACTCGATAAAGACGATACTGATTTCAAAGTATCGCCCCATATCCCAGCGCTCAATAACGCTCAGACCTTCAGAGGGGACGCTGACCTTTAGCGCGCCCAGAGTCGGGTGCATCAATGCCCCCGGCCCTGCCGCCTCAACAGCCGCGACCAGGGCGTCACGCTGGGCCAGAACACTACCACCGCCATACACCAGGCTGTCGGTGACCAGAAACCCGCTCATGCGGATTCGGCGGGTCGAGCGCCCCATGTCCTCGATGTAGGGCTTGTCACGCCCCGGGTATTCGTGGAGCGCCAGGCGGCGACCAAAACGAGCATCGCCGCCGTAAACCGCAAACGGAACGCCACGGAACGAGGCTTGGTTAAGCATCTCCGGCCAGGTCCTGTTGGATTCCTGGGCAATTTGGATGATGTCTGACAGCAAACTCATGCGACAGCCCCCATGCCCGAATAAGCGATACGGCTAGAAGCCTGGACGTTACCGTCAGACTTGACCTTCGTTTTCAATCCTTCGGGCGCATTTTTGTGTTCGATCTCCACCTTGACGCTCCCATTCGTAGAACCCTGCGCGGCGCCTTGGGTATAAGGGCCTTCAGGTGCTCTAACCGGCGTAGGTGCCGCCTGCGGCGTCGGCATCGGCGTGGCCGCAGGTGCTGCCATCATCGACGAAGGGCCAGCGGTGTTGGGTGGTGGTGAACTAGAGATATTCACTGCGGAACTCGCCAGAATGTCAGCCACCGCGGCGCGCTTGGCAGCGTCGCCGATCATATCGGCGGGACGCTCATACTTTTTGGTTACAACATCACCCGCAGCAGCGGCTGTTTTTGTAGCGCGAAGTGCATCTCCAGCAGCCGTCTCTCCCCCCTTGGTCAGTTCGTAATGAACGAAACCTAGCTGTTCATCCAGGGTTGAGTTTTTGATGGGTTTACCTGCCCACTTGGCGAACTCTTTCTGGCGGGAGTCGTGCCATTGGGCTATGCCGTAAGCTCGTCCGCTGTCGCCGACCGCCGTCGGGTCGAAATTACTTTCAAGGCCGAGGTTCGCGCTGATCCCAGCCGCCTGCTCCTTCGTCCAGCCTTTGTCCTGGAAGAACTGCATCGAGCGCTTGGTGGAGTCTTCATTGATCCCACCCTTCGCTTTCCAGGCGCTGCTTAAAATCTCTGAAGGCGATACTTCTGGAAGCCCCTGAGCGCGGCGAATACGCGCAACCTCCTTGTCCTCGCCATCGTTCAGCGACGAAGAGTAGAACATCGCCCCAAGACCTGCCGCCGTAGCGCCAATCAAAGCGCCTGTTCCTGCACCCGCGGCACCAGCAACACCGGCACCAGCAGCCCCCATGCCCGCCCCCGCAGTGCCGGCTACGCTGGTCGCAGCGCCAGCCGCCACCGCAGCAGCCTCCCAGCCCAGCAACAGCTTGGTGAAAGCCAAAACGCCGGCGCCGCCACGGACAAGTGTCACGCCGAGGGACAGGACGCTGCCAATAAGGCCGGCGTTCATCACGCCGATCACCAGTAACGCCGCATTCTGCCAGCCGCCCATCCACTCAACTACCTTCCCAACACCCTTCCCGAAGTTGACGATCCCGTCACCGATCTTCTTCCACTCGACTTTATTGATCCAGATTGCAAAACCTTTTGCCCACTCGCCAATATCGTTGGCAATCAGCTCGCGGTTCACAGCAAGCCAATTGGTGAACTGATCAACCAGCGGCTTCATGACGGGGATCAACTTGTCACCAATGGAGTTTTTGGTTCCGTCGATCACAAGATTCAGCCCTGACAGGCTCTGCGAGAATTCCTTGCCACGCTTTACCGCATCGTCACTCATGACGTAACCGAGGCGCTTCACCATTGTTTCGTAGTGTTCAATGCCGGCAGCGCCTTCACGCAGGAATGGCAGCATGCCGCCCAACCCCAAGTTGTTCGCTATCAGGGATTGAACTTGCGGGCTTTTCTGGCTGGCAATCGCGCTGGCAATCGCCTTGTATTCACCCACCACATCCCAAGAACCGTCCTTGGCTTTTTTCAAGCCGATGCCGAGCTTGTTCAGCATCAACAGAGCGCCCTGATTACGCCCCCACTGTGCGTCCTGCATGGTGGTTGCCAGGCTGTTGAGGCTGCCCGTAGCCAATTCGGTATCAATGCCAACCATCTTGGCGGCGCCCTGAAAGGTCTGCAGCTGATCAGCAGAAATACCGATCCCGTGTGCACTGCTATCAATCGACCGTCCCAGCTTGGCCCAGTTAACAGCCAGCGCCGCTACGCCAGCCACCGAGCCAATGCCGGTGATCGCCGCCATTGGAGCAACGATGTTGCCGATGCTTCGAGCCGCGCCGCCAGCTTCCCTGCCGATGTTGGTGAGGTTCTTGCCGATACGCTCAAAGCCAAGCTCACGGCCGAGGCTTTTGAAGGACTTGCCGACCTCTTCAAATGGTCGGGTCATGCGGCTGACAGAGTCGTTGACCTTGCGAACGGTCGCCGAGGCTTTATCAACCGCGTTGATCGTGATCGTAAAGGTATTAGCCAT